TCAATAGTAAAAAGATAAGCGCCCCTGTGCAATTTCTTGTCTTTTCCGAAGTATTTTCCTGATTGTCCGTCTAGAATATCGAAAGTAGTAACAGAAGGATAATAACTGAAACAATTCCAAAGCTCCAGCTCATCAAGTCTAGGCCTAGGAACCTCACTGATATCAAAGCCTCTTTGAATGAAGGCAGATATCGGGAGACGATAGAAGATAGCGCCGTTTTCCATAATTGCATGGAATAAGATAGGCCTGCCCGTGATAGACGCAAAACCAAAGATAATACAGTCTTCAACTTCGCCGTGATGTTGTTTAAGGTCATATAAATATTCTCTCCTTATTTGTGCATATGTTACAGGTATGTTCGCATTTAAATAAGCCATAGTCAATCCTCATTTTATTTGTCCCCAATTCTTCCCAAACTCATAATCTACTTTATTAGGAACTTCAAGTGTTACTGCGTTCTCCATTATTTCTTTTATTTTTTCTGCTTCTTTATCTGAACTAACAGATATATCTAATTCATCATGTACCTGAAGGTGAGGAGTGATTCCTTCTTTATGTAGTTCTATCATAGCTTTTTTTGTCATGTCTGCAGCAGATCCTTGAATTAATTTATTAAGAGCTTTGTAAGTATATGCTCTTTTAATTCCTGGTCCGTGTTCCGAGAGCGCTTTTTCGTGTGGCAATGCTTTATGAATCCCGAATTGATTTGGTTCCCATAAATGAAACCTACACAGTCGACCTAGAATAGTTCTAATCTGACCACCTTCTTGGGCTCTCTCCATAGTTGCGTCCATTAAAGCTTTAACAAAAGGAACTTTACCGTGGTATTGTTTAAATAGATCCGCAGCTTGTAATTTACTAATACCAAGTTCAGCTTGTAATTTATTTTTTCCCATACCATAAAATAATCCTAAATTAATTGTCTTAGCTTGACTTCTAGGTATGTCAGCCATATCAGCTACAATTTGGTGAAAGTCTGCATCACCTTCCATATAAGCATGAACAACATCATCAACTCCGTATAAATTTAATAAGGAAGCATAGTGAACTACCAATCTTGGTTCTTGTTGATTGTAGTCAAAACAACCCCACTGATTACCTTCTTCCGGTAGAAATAGTGATCTGATCCGTGGTCCAAGATCCTTGTTACGTGCAGGAATCTGCTGTAAATTAGGGTTATTCATCGAAAATCTTCCAGTGACTGTCCCACCCCCATCACCTCTTAATTGGTTAATCTCCGCGTGGATACGGCCCTTACAGCTATACTTTAGAATGGTATCTATAAAAGTTGTATGTGCTTTATTAATCTCTCTAGCTTTAGCTATACATTTCACCACATCATGAGGGTGATTAGCTAAAAAATTCTTAGTAAAACTAGGAGCTCCTGTCTTTTCTGTTCTATCAAAAGGAAGGCCTAATTTTTCAAATACCTTGGCTATTGATCTTGCAGCCCAAATCTGTACTTCTATCCCCGTACTTGCTAACACTTCACCAAGCATCTTTTTCTCTTGTTCTATTAAGGTTCTCTTTTCGATCGCTGCTTGTTCTTGATTTACACGTACACCGAGAAACCTCATATCTACCAAAGCAGGAAATAATTCTGTTTCCATATCAAATATAGCTTGAAGGTCTTGGTATAAAATTTCTTTTTTACATTCCTGCCACAACTCATATGTGAGTTGTGCATCACGCTCGGCGTAAGCACCAACGTGCATAGCTGGAAGTTTATACATCTCTGCTTTAGGATCTACCCCCCAGGACTTAGCAGCTTCATATAATGCTGATTCATCTTTTCCTTTGCCAAGGTAATCTCTACAAATTCCATTTAAATCATATCGTAATCTATTTTCATTTATGACTGCAGAAGCAATCATTGTATCAACAATCTTACCATTAATTTTGATACCTAATCTACGTAACCAACATACGTCATACATTGCATTATGAAATATCTTAGTTGAATTAGTACTCATTTGATCCTGTAACCATTTAAGGACCATCTTTCTATCTAAGTTTCCTCCACCTTCATGAGCAATAGGATAATAAGCACACCAATCACATGTAGCTAAGGAGATCCCTACAACATCACCGACTCCTATAACTGAACCAGAACCCATTCTTTCGTTTAGGTTTGGATCTTTTGTTTCTAAGTCAATTCCTATCTCATCGTATTTGGAAAGATCTGGAAAGTCTGTTGGTGCCGTCCATTCTGTTTGTGGTTTAAATATTGGTATCTGCATAGTCCCTTTCTATTGCCATCTCACAGTAATGGATTGCTTTTAATAAATCTTCCTTCTGATTTTTTTGCTTGTGCCTACACAAGTATTTAATAGCATTCCCTTCCGCGAACGGTATATTGTTTTTGTTGATAAATTCACTAGGCTGAATAACCATCGATTGATAATGTTTCCCGCCTACCTGTCTTTTGTATGTTTTGCTCATATTCTAAAACTCTTGTATATATCTTTCGGTCTAACAATATGTAAATGTTCCTTTGTTCTAGTTGCACCTACATAAAATAATCTATTCTCATCATCAGGATTTCTTTCATAGTTCGTTTGAGTATTTCTACTCAGATCAGTTAAGAGAACTACGTTTTGTGATTCTCCCCCTTTTGCACCATGGATAGTAGATAATAAAATCCTTGGTTCTTTATTTAATTCTTCTCCGTTTTCTCTCATCCTTCTAATGTATCTAACCCGGTCTTCAGGAGCCTGGTCAAATGCCTCATACCATACCTGTTTAGTATGTAAACCTTTTTTCTCATAGAGTTCTTCTAAAGAATAAAAATGATCTTTGTCTAAATATTTTATATCTTCTTTTTGATAATGTTGAGGGGACATATAAGAAGCAATTCTTGCAATCTGATCTGCATTTATAGGCTTACCTTTACGCGCTGATTCCCAATCAAATACCGCATCATATAGATCTTGCTCGTATGCTTTCTTAAATTTATTTTTGTAAAATAGTCCTCTAGAGTATAGAACATTTTCTAAATCATTTAACATATATCTTGTTCTTCCTAACACTAGCCATTCTCCTTTAGACATATCTATGTTTTGAAAATCATGATAATAGCTTAACGAACCTTCATGCACCCGTGGCTTCCATTCTTTATGAATTCTATTGGAGATTCTCCCCACTATATTCATTGCTATATCGTGAACTGCTCTTGGTACTCTATAAGATTGAGTAAGATTTAATAACCTTCCTTTTTGTGTGATAAAACTATCCACATCTGCACCAGCCCATCTAAATACAGCTTGGTCGTCATCACCTGCTATAAAACTATCTTGTGTTTTATCCCATATAGATTTAGCCATATTCCATTGAATTCTAGATAAGTCTTGAGCTTCATCTATGAATACTACATCAAACTTAGGTGATGCGTCAGACTTAACAAACTCTGTAATCATGTCTGTAAAATCAATAAGATTGTATTGTCTTTTGTATGATTTCAATTCGTTATGACAAATAAGAAGATCTCTTAATGAGACATCTTGAGTATGTTCTCTTAAATTAAATTGTTGTTCTGGTGTTATGTTTCGTAGTTTAGCTAGTTGTATAATTCTAAGAATATCATTATTAGTATTAAATATTCCTGTCTGGTCGTTATCATAGTCATGATAATCTAATCGTACGTTCATTTTCTTTCCCAAATCTTCATAGTGTTTAGACTGCATAACATCTTCCTTCTTTAAACCTAATCTTCTAAAAGCCAATGAGTGTAGAGTTCTAAAATATGGTAAGTCATCCTCACTAAAATTAAACTTCTTCATTGCTCTATCTCTAGCTTCGTAAGCTGCTTTTTGTGTAAAAGAAAAGAATCCAATTTTATTTGGATCAGTATTCTTCAAATATTTATCTACTTCATTTAGTAATGTAGTGGTCTTCCCGGTTCCTGGTGGTCCTAATACTATTGTTTTCATAATGTTATTAATATCCATGCTGCTGTGAGTACAACTAAAAAAACTAAATCACTGCTCATTTCATTCATATTAAAACACATCCTTTGGTTTAAATTGTTTAGGTCTATAAACGTTGTCCTGTTTAGTAAACTCCTTAACGCTCGTAACCGTTATTTTTTTCTTACCTACTGTCTCTCTTACAATTTCACATCCGCATTTATCACGTAGTATTATAAGTGTTTCATCATATTTTTCAGTCCATCTTCTCTTTAATAAAAACTTATTAAAAAATTCTCTAAAAATAAAATAGTGTTTTCCTTTATCCGTCCATACATTTCCAAACATCATATCTTCTTTCTTAACCCCTGCGGCTGTTCTATCTGTACAATACTCCTCTAAATGATCTAGTAATTGTTCAATTCTAGAAGAACCCATTGGAGGTTCAACAATTTCTATTCCTGAAAATAGTAATTTAACCATATCTGTAAATTCTTTTTTCTTCAAAGTAGGTGGAACTTTATTAACCTGCTCCATCACTGCTCTTTGAAATAATCTTTGCTCTTGTAAATAAGATGTGTCTTTAAGTTTAACTCTTTCACCATCTACATTGACCCAGTAATATGGTTCATCAAGATTTACTTTTTGTAAATCATTTAAATCAGGGAATAAAGATTGACCTTTGATTCCAAAAGGTCTTGTTAGACATAATTTTTTATCACAATGATTACACATTGGATCTTCATTGCATTTAAAACCTAGTTCTTTCTTCTCATGATATTTTATTTTATCTTGAACTGTTTTATCATCTAATGGTGGATCAAAATAATCGTAGTTAAATTTGTTAATATGTTTTTGCCATTCTTCTGGCCATTTTCTTTTGGCGTATTGAATATATTGATATATAATTCTATCTCTACCATCACTTAATTTAGTTTGAGTTAATGATTCGATGCATGGTGGACCATCTTTAAATTTTGAGTCTGGTCTTTTTAATTCTAATTTCTCTAATTCTTGAGGGGTAAGTCTTTTTACTGATAAAAAAAATTGCGAAATTGTAACAGCTTCACCTTTAAAGTTAAAGGCATATCTTGTTGTTTTTTCATGGTTAAAGTATGGTAAGTTAAGGAAATTTCCTGTATCATCTTCGGATTTTAATTCAACTTGTTTTGGAAAAACTTCAGCGTTACCAAATCCTAAAAAAGCACTAATAGAACTTAACTTATCTCGCATCAAAGAAGCATCAACTGGAACAGTAGTAAATAAAAAGATATGTGCTCCTCCACTTTTAGAACGACACATAGTTAAAGGTAATTGATTATTGTTAATTAAAGTAATAATTTTTCTGTGATCTAAATTATATTTATCTACGTCTATGCATCCCCATTTACATTTATTAGTTTCGTCTATAGGTATAATACCTAAACTTGGTTCAATTCCATTTAAATGATTTGTCCAAAGTTGTTCAGTGACTAGTTCACGTTTAACAAAGGATTTACCTTTTATCTTAGTACCATCTGCGTTCTTTTTTTCAACGTAGGTACATCCATGCGCTCTTTGCAATCCGGAAAATAAATCTATAAAATTCTTCATAATTATTTTAGTGGTAGGGCGGGTCCACTCTCGCTTAACCGCCCCAACCTATTCACCTCGCGGTGAATTCATTAAAAGTGGCTTTTATTATTAGATGTTCCGGCGTTAGAATCAGAAGTATGTTTAGCTTCAACGTCTCCTTTTGAAACTAATTGAGAAAAGGCTCTCGCCATCTCATATGATCCTTGATCAGTTACTTCTCCAACTTTAGACACATCCCAACCAAACCATGTACCTTTGTCGTTAGACTGCTGTACACTTCTTAGTTTGTAAATATGACTAAAAGAAGGCGGTTGATATAGACCATTCTTACCTCTTAAAACAATGTTGTTCATCATTGAATTCCATTTACGACTAATTTTTAATTGAGTCGCTTTCATAGAAATCAAAGCTCTTTGAGGAACTCCATTTAGTTTTATAACAAAATGAGACGCAGTAGTTTCAAGATAATTACCATTTGCTAATCTATCTTTATTTCCTTTGTCCCTAGTTGTTGCAGGTAGGTCATCACTGGCATCATATATTTTTACCGGTGCTCCACCGCTATCACCTCTATCTCTCCACTCAATGTATTGTCTTCTATAATACACTGGTAAGATATCTACCCCCTTATCGCCATCAAACAGTTCGTTTGTAACTGTATTGACTATCATGCCAGGTTCTGCCCCCTTGACATATTTAGCGTCCCTTTTATTTACTTCAGGGGATAATTGACCCAAAATTTTCAAGAACGGAAGTGCTTGATCTTCTGGTGTTAAAGCTCCAGTATCTTGGAGCTTATCAGCTTCGAACATATCCGTAGATAATGCTCCAGCTTTTTGCTTTTCAGCTATTTCTTTTTCCATGTTTATTGTTTCCTTTTTATGTTTGTTTTATTTCCAATGAATACATTGAAAAGTTCCGTTGGCATTTCTTTTCCGCCTTCGATTCGTTCACGGACTAACGCTTTCAGAGTCATAGGCTCAACCTTCAGCTTTTGTGTCGGTTGTAGCCCTTGACCCCTCGCAAGTTCAGCATAATCTGCTGCCTTGTTATCTTCGTTTCGACCAAAGGAAACAGTTACATCATTCTTGATGATATCTCCTAGGCCATTATCACGAAGCCAGTTAAACGCCTTCTCTTTATTGGCTTGAGTTATAGTGGCGCTATAATGTGTTTTAACTTCTACTGATGATCCATCAGCTAGTTTTAAATAAGATAATCCCATTTCTGATAACATAGTCGGTATAATTTCTCCCGATAAATATTCTATGTCTTTTTTCTTTTGTTTTACTACGTCTTCTTGCAGTTCTAATTGTTTTTGATGTGCTTGCAATTCTTTTATTTTATCGGCAAGCTTATCTATATTACTTGTCTTTTCTAGAACGTCTTGTTGATCGTTCTCAAAATTAAT